CGAGCGTTGATGATTGACTTGGGTTTCCACTACCTCCACTCGCAAAACAATCCCCATAATTCAGCCACACCACGCCATCGTCCCTGAGAACTCGTTTGACTTCCCTAAATATAAATACCATTCTTTCAATATGTTCTTGGGGAGTTTTTTCTAAGCCCAAATCCGCAAATATGCCGCGTGACTGTTCGCCTGAGTATTTCCTCAGACCCCAATAAGGAGGACTTGTCACCACACAATGCACAGACTTATCGGGAAGCGGTATTCGGAAGGCATCAGCTTGAATCAGCATCTTATGATTATTATACATAAGGGAGCCAGCCTGAGCTTGTTCACACAACATCATCTCTTCCAAGCTCCTTTCTTGGGATTTGACTGGCTCCCTTTCTGCACCATCGAATTCTCAGGCCTCATCATTCGAAGCAACATCTAACGGGTATATTCATCAAACGGAACTTTCCACAACCAGTTTTGTCTACTCCAATAGCGCATATAATCCTTCAATTGTTTTTCAGTCCATTTTCCATTGACGTATGAATTTTTTTGTAACAAATCAATGGGCTGGTATCTCATGGGATTCGGCCATGCCTTCAAGCTCTTGACGGTTTCCAATCTGTAACGGGCATCTTCGGGATCGTCGTTATATCCAAGTAGGACATAAACTCTTATATGCCATGTTGAAATCCCCGCCGATGTCAAAAGATGAAACGCCTTCATAAATTGCTTTTCTAATCGTGAATGATCCCAAGCTAATCGAATGCAACTTGTTTTTAATTCCCGCAATCTTTCGGCGTGGTATTTGGTCATCAATCGAGCATCTAAGCCTTGATTAAAGTCTATTCCTTTCAATGGTTTGAGTTTATCAATAACTGAATCGAAGTGCTTTTTGCTCGTCGCTAATAAATTGTTGTCACAGATAATCGGACGAATGGGCCAATTGTCAAATTCAACAAGTTGGCCCTCAATACTAGGAACGATACAGAATGAACAATTTCTAATACAGCCTTGACTTGTGAAGGTGGCTTGTGAATTGTGAAAACGAATTGCATCTTTATAAGATCCTAATTCAGCAACGCCATCAAAAAATGTAGGATCATAAGATACAGCAGGACCACCAACTTTCACTTTATAACCTAACGAACGATACCAAACACATTTCTGGAATGCTTTTTGTTTTTGCCATGAGAAAACTACTGAGATGTAAGCACTTTTGTTTTCTGTCCAATCTACTAAACCTGATCGCCACATATTTTTTGATCGCCTGTCGGGAGCCTTAGATTTAGGAATCTTTTCCCTAGCCATCCAAGGCTCAAAATTATCGCTCTGTGGGCCTGATCGCCTGTCGGTATGCCTTGAGTTTGAGGTTGATCAGTCGCAGGGCTTGACCACCCGCCCTCTGCCGCCATCCCTGCTTCCCTAGCGTGGGGCCTTTCAGCAGTTTGCCCCTTTGTTGATTGCGGGGTGCTTTCGCTCGGTTTCCCGTCCCTGCTTTGTGCCAGAGCTGCAACCGGGCATCACAACCATTTGCCCGCCGATCGTGTTCACTCCAGGCCGATCGGAACCTTGCATTGTAGGAGTGTTTTAAAGAATAAAGCCACGAACCCAATGCAACTCGTGGCGTTGTATAAAGCTGAAACCCACTCATCAGGCGGGAGCGGTGGGAAAAAGAGGTTGCCTTTATGGCATTTCCGCTTCCCACCTGATGGGTGGGTTTCATGGTTAAGTGTGTGCTTGCCTCTTTTTCCCATAACTTCATTATACACCAACTTGTCAAGAATTGTGCAACGAATTTCAAAATATGATGTATGATAGAGATGCCAAGGCCAGTTTCAGGCTGTCTCCTTTTTCTGGCCTTGAAAAGCCTCTTCTCTGAGAAGGGGCTTTATTTTGTTGCATCATTCGAAGCAACACCTAACGGATCGAAACATACGGCTTACCTTCAGATCGAAACTCAAGCAATTCGGGATGGGCTTTGGCATATCCGTCGAGTGCCTTGTTATCCCACGATGTGCGACCTTTGTTGTAAACCGCTTGAAGGACAGATCCTTTCACCGTTTCGCCAGCCAGAAGAACTTGCTCCTTGATGTTGGATTCCATATTGGAAATAGTTTCATTCAGAGAATCCATGTTGGGGGCCAACTCTGCTCTGATTGCATCAATGCGTTCTTGAACTTCTGGCGGTATTACCGAGTTGATCATTGCTTCGATTTCATCGGCCAACTCATCTCGCTCTAAACGTGCCTTTGCAAGTTCATCTAAGTGTTTAGCGATTTGGTTTGTCATTGCTGTCTCCTTTCAATTCTTCAAATCTTGTGCTACCAGTTCGATTGTCAGCACTCACGCAACCACGAAGATGACGGAATTTCTTTGAGATCATTTCTCCACCAACGCGCACCGATATAGACACAATACCTTCTTCAATCACAATAGAAGAACCGACAACACCGGGGCCTGTTGGTTTCATTACGGTTTTTTTGCCACCACATGCTGGACAAGCGATTATGCCATTTCCTTCAGTGATTGCGTGATATTGGCTTATGATCTCGCCGCTTCCGAAGCATTCTTGACATTTGTGTTCTTCAATCTCAGGCTCAAGATATTTGAACGATACAATTCTCATGAATTGGGGTTTGACAACCCTGCGACCATCGACAAAATAACGGAACCATTTTTCATTCACGCTTTGCATAAAATCTGTCCACGCTTTCGGATCGGTGATCGTTATATTTTCCTCAAACATTGCTGTCTCCTTTTATTGAATAGCTTTCTTGATCTGCTTGATGAAGTTCCTCACAAGCCCGTCTTTCTTCATCCCGGTTTTGTAGTGGATCTGCCGCATTAGCGAAGCGACGGCTAAGATCGTGGTGTTCATGGCTTCGGCGATTTCATCATTGAACAAGCCTTGGGAGGCCAGTCTTCCGGCCTCCCGTTGCTTATCGGTGAGTTTGGCATATTCCCGAAGCGGATCCTCGAAGATTTCAAGCAGTCTATTTTTCATCAACAGCCTCCCGGTCATATTGTTCTGTTTCAACGAGATGATCGACAAAGGCAACGGCTTCTGTGACGCTCATGTGATCGGGAACGTATTCGCCACCTGAATCTTTCTTCGTGTCAAGCCAGTAATTGATTGCTCCAACCTGATAAGCCTTCAATTTCTTTGAACTGGCTTCATCAAATATTCCCTTGCAAAGCGCATGTCGATCTTCATCAGCATTTGGACCTGCGAAGATGCGGTTGAGAACACCGACCATTTTTCCTCGTTGTGTTTGTTCAATCCTCGTCAATCCTTTTGCTTTCATATCTAAGGATTTCTCAACAAGGAATTTCTTAAGTATTTCAGATGATCGTGGTCGCTCATCTTCACCATATAGCGTTGTTGATCCTTCGGCCGCGCGTTTTCCAAGATCGTCATCTTCGCCTGTTGCTTCAACCCATTCACCATCAATGATGATAGGCATGTCATTCGGTTGAGATGGAATTGCGAATGGAAGATCGAAGCGACGCTTGAGCGCATCGGCTTCAGCTCGTTTCATAGCGACTTGAGCAGGATCCATCTTGGTTGATTCGCCCTTCTTGAGATAGCCAATACCTTGAGTATATGGTTTGCGGCCTATCAGATCAGGAATTATTTCAACCGGAACGCCAGCATCGTTTAGATCCTTCCATCCATCAGAATAGGTTCGTATTGTTTCGCTGTCCCGAACCAAGCATTTATAAGCCAATGCTCCTTCGGGGATCATCAACAATGCCCGTTCATCTGGATCTGTGATTTCATTGAATTCTGTCCAGAAATTTCCATCTAGTTGCTGTCGTGCGGCCTTTCTCAATCCTTTGATGCCAGCCATAAGACCTGATCCTGGGATGAACCAAATCTCTCCATTGAAGGGATCAAGGCCATGTGCCACCGCTCCTTGAGCAAGTGCTAGTGCTTCTGTTTCGTTGAGTTTCTTTGCGCCCGGAGCCATAAGTTGAACACGACGGGCAATCTCACGGATTTCGTTTCGATCACCCCACGGTGCTATCCTTGTTTCCTTTGCGGATAGTGTTATTTCTTGTTTGTCATTCTCGGTCATCGTCTGTCTCCTTTCAATTTTCCCAATTTTTCTCGGTCAAAATATAGGTAAATACATCGAACCTTGGAACAAGATGGATGGCGACTAATTTCTCGCATCCTCCGCTTTCGTGGTCACAAGTTGTTAAGTGCGTATCGGAATAACTCTTGATAGGTAAATATCTGTGTTGTTCAAGACCGCAATGTGGGCAAGTAAATTTTATACGCACTTTCGGAACATATTCATCTTCTGTCATTGTCTGTCTCCTTTTGCTAGAACTTCCTCGGCTTCTGTCAACCACTCGGGACGTGGACCAACACCTTCAAATCCATGTCCCCAGCTCACAGCATGTTCCAGAACTTCACGCATTTCCCGATTGATCTCAAGCGCTTTTTCCAGCTTGTCGATCACTGGTTGTCGCGCTGAATCAACTATTCGTTTCTCTGTTTGTTCAATAAGATCCTTTAGGGTTTCGTTCATGATACCGCTCTCGCTTTGCGGATTGCTTCTTTTGCCATTGCGATAGTTGTATTACCGTCAGGAACTAAATGTTCCATATCAATGATAAGCATCTTTAGACACAAGAGCAGATCAGCGATGATGTCATCTTTAGCGTGTAGCATTTCCTCAAGCTCATTGAATAGTTGCATGTCAGTATCCATGTTTAGCCTCCAATGCTACATATTTCCCAAATAAGACAACCGGATATAGTAAAGCTCCCATCCTCAAACACTGTCATAGATAGGTCGAGGAAATAGGACACAAGTACAATGATGAGGAGTGAGACAACGATAGTCTGGAGTAGGCGCTCGATTGATTGGCTCATGATTCGTTACTCAAGTAAGCAATCTGTCGCTTAACCAGATAATGCCATTCAGGTTGAATGTAAGCAATAAGCTC